CTAGTTTCTTTAGTGTTATAGAAATCAAATCTATCTTCACTATTGTCTATATAATCATGGCCAATATTGGGATCAAAGTTAACCCCAAGAGCATTAGATAATATCTCAGGTATAACACCTTCGGATTGATCCTTAGATTTTCCATCAATAATTTGAATTGATTCCATTATAGCATTATAGATTGCTCTATCTCTACACCAGGTTTCAGATTCAGCAATTAAATATTCAATCTCTATATCAGATTTAACTTTTACTTCTTGTATTAAATTGTTTGCTTGAGTTAATACATCTTCAGGTGCACCAACTTTTTTAAGTTCTAATTCTAATACTTTACCTGAGGGGATTTTATTATGCTTAACAACAAAATCCACAATAAGGTCAAACACAACCTTATGTGTTCCTTCAAAGTAATCTTTCTTAAGAAAAGGTATTACCCTACGGCAATACTCTTCATCATTAACTAGATGACTTAGTATGTGTGTTGGTATTTGATTCGTTATGTCCAATTCCTATCACCGCTACATTATTTTCTTCTGCATAATCTAAAGAATCTTCAATTATATTTTGAAGTATTCCACCAATATAGTTTCTAAAGTGAATATCATTTATAAGTTCTTCTTCTTCGAATCTATCTGAATCCTGAATATCGTATGTAAATGCTAAAGTTGCTACATCCAATTCAGGGGATTCTTTTATTTTAACCTCACCATATATGTATACGACATTTTTCCACTTACCTGTAAGAAGCTTAACCCCATAGAATTCTACATCATTAGATTCAACTAATTGATAATCTTCAGTAGTGATTATTTGAGTTTCTTTCATTATTCTTCCTCTAAGTCTAATTCAACATCTAATAAGGGTACTTGTCCAATTTGGTAGTGACCTTTGACGAATTCTTTAAAGTCTGTTCCCTCAAGAATTGGTGTCCAAAATTCCTTTGTAAGTGTGTCCTTCTCACGGACCTTAGGGTCGATGAGTTCTCCAGTATCACGATCAACTCGGCAATACCAGCCAACATTAGGCTTAGAAACGTAACCACCAGCAAGAGCAACATCCAGCAAACCACTGTAGCGCTCAATACCGCCATCCCAGCTAACTGCGATAGGTACTTTTGACTTCTCTCTAACAAACCTTGATTTTTCCACATTAATGACAAAATTATATCCTTTTATTTCTGTTCCTACTTTCTTTTGTTGTCTACCGATAATCCATATATTGTCGGCTGAGTAATAGATACCAGTACCTCCACTCACAATAGCTCTTGGAAACAGTCCCATCTCTTGATAGGTATGATTAACAGCTAATAGAGGAATATCTTTCATAGTTAAATATGGTGTGACCATTCTAAATAATCCTTTTAGCGCCTTTGCTCTTGACATATCAGCTACAGATTTTTCGTTAAGTGCATCATCTAATTCTTTCTTTGATGCTAGATTACCGATTGAATCTATAATGATAATAACTTTTTCCTTTCTTTCTAAAGCATCTAGTTGATTAACTAGGTCAAACTTTATTTGTTCTACGTCTGTTATCGGAGTATGAAGTACACGAGTAGTATCAATTCCAAATGATTCGAAATAAGCCTGGGGTGAACCAAACTCTGAATCATAGAATAATAATACCGCATCATCATGCTTCTGAAGATAATCACTTGCTATTAATAAAGCAAAAGAAGTTTTAAAGTGTTTACTAGGTCCTGCTAGAACCGTAAGACCTGCAGATAAACCACCATCTAAGTCACCAGATAAAGCTGCGTTTATCATTGGTACTGAAGTGGTTGTTGTTTCCAGATCTTTAAAGAATACTGAATCAGCTAAAACACTAGTAGTTTTAATCTTACTATTCTTTTTAAGTTTATCCATTATTCCCATTAGTACATTCTCCTACGCGACATAGGTTTAAGGCTCATTGAATCTTCTTTCTTTCTCCATCGAGCTGTTCCTTCCGCTTTTTTTCTAATTCTTTTTTGACAAGGCTTTTCAAAGTATTCTCTTCGTCTAACCTCTTGGATAATACCAGCACGTTCTACTGACTTTTTGAATTTGCGCATAGCAATATCAAAAGGCATTGGTCGTGATGGACGTTTATCTTTTGGATGCCTCTTTCGAGGTCTTAAATCTACACTAGGCAACGAAATCCTCCCCAGGTGTCCAATTACATCCTGTGAGACCACCAGCTTTTAAAGCTTGAACTGTTCTCAATATTTCATCTGCATTTCTTCCTGTATGTAATGCATTAACACTAACTGATTGAACTATATTATCTTCATCAAGGATAAAGGTTGCTCTAAGAGCTGCCATTTCATCAAAATCAATAACACCACATTCTCCAGCTAAGGTTAACCCACAATCGGCTAGTAATGGATGTTGGATCTCTCGGATCATTCCATTAACCTCTTTCCAGGCTGCTTTACAGAATTCATTATCACCAGATATACCTAAAACTTGAGCCTCTGATAAAAGCTTATCCATTTCCGCTATCTCAGTCGGACAGATGAATGTAAAGTCTTTAGGGTAAAAATAAACAACAGTCCAAGAATCATATAGATCTGTTTCTGTCATTGTTTCCATTGCGTTCCCGTTAGGTTGAACTGCCGTTAAAGCAAATTCAGGGAACTGATCATTTATACCTAACATATTTTTTCTCCGTATTTATTCACGATATGGGTCTATTATACCACACTTTGTGGCAAAAGTAAACCCCTAATTTATTAATAATTGAACAATATTCTTAATTAAAAATAATAATCCAAAGCCATTTAATAAGACTAAAGCTCTATCATTCCACATTATACTTACTATTAACCATAAGATAATGCCAATAATTGATAAAGATAAGTCATATATAACTAGTTCTTCTATACCTCTAATAGTCATTGCCGAAAGAACAAATGCCGAGGCAACCCATTTGATATACCAATCTATAGTATACTTAGGCGTTGTTGAGTTAATTTCATATGAAGTCATATATTACTCCTGCTTCTTTAAACATTCTTTGGGTATCTAGGACAGAGATCTTCCATCTATCTGGAACATCTTTAGCTTCCCATTCATTGGGTATTACTACTCTTCTAATCCCTACTTGGATAATTCCTTTAGCACACTCGTTACATACGGGAAGTCCGTATACGTACATCGTACTACCATCAAGTTGTGTTCCATTATATCCTGCATTATAAATGCAATTCATTTCTGCGTGAACTACAAATTGATATTTAATTTCTCTATTGTTTAATCTCTCTGGACTTTCTTTTACCTTTCTAGGAAATCCATTATACCCCTGCGCGAGTACCTGCCCGCGCGTGCCTATCGCGACCGCGCCTACGCCCGTGCTCGGATCTTTTGACCAGGTTGAGAAAAACCTAGCTAAGTCTAAGTATCTTTGATCTTTATTCTCCATAAAGGTTATTCCATATTTCTTGATTAATAATTCTTTGTTGCATTGGTTCTGTTCTTATAGCTTCTGTTTTGAGAGGTAGCTTATCTCTATCTAATATTTCTTGTGGTATTATATCTGCAAATGTTTCTTTTAATACTTTCTTTTCACCATTGCGCATTTCATATGGAGTATTTAATCCATGCTTAATTACTGCTGGAGATAAGAAAGGAGCTCGTAGCTCTACTGTAGATCTCATCATAGTACGATCCAATTTAGGTAAATGATAATAAGGTAATTCACAGAATACATCACTGTGTTGTGAATCATATTCTTTGGCTCTACGATAACCACCAAACAATTCATCTGCACCATCACCTGTTAATACATTTTTAAATCCTAATTCTTTAAGCTTTTCTGCCATAGCTATTTGAGGTTTTACTGACCCTAGATCTACAGGAGATTGGTGTACCTTCACTGCATACTCATCCGTTATGGACCCTAGGGTTACGTCTATGCAATTCTTTTCAATCATCTTAGCATAACTATGTTCATTATTTTCTACGTGTATAGCCGTAACCTTTTTATCCTTTATTAATTGATATATAATACTTGAATCTAATCCACCTGATAATAGTACTGCTGCTTCTCTAAATCCACCTAATCTCAATTCAACTGCTTTAGATAAATCATCATATAAATTAGTACATTTAACCCGGTTCCAATCCCAATAT